TTGTAAACACAAAAGCAACTGCAAACAAAGGTGATTATGTTATTCTTAGAGCAGTAGCATTAACTGAATGGTACATCGTTGGTGGTGTAGGAGTTTGGGCATCTGAAGCATAATTAAAATTTAAAATATAAAAAAAAATGAGTTTAAGAAACGTACAACTAGGAACAACTACTAACATCACAACCACTTATGCAGGTGAGTTTGCAGGAGAGTACATTGCGGCGGCTTTATTGTCAGCAAGTACAATCAATGATGGTGGTGTAACCGTTAAGCCAAATATTGCTTTTAAAGAAGTGATTAAAAAATTAGACACAGGAGCATTGGTATCTGATGCTACTTGTGACTTTAACGCAAACAGTTCTGTTACTTTAACAGAAACAATTTTGCAACCTGATGAATTTCAAGTCAACTTACAATTATGTAAAAAAGACTTTATTTCTGATTGGGAAGCACAGTCAATGGGATACGGAATGTCTCAATCATTGCCTCCAAAATTTAGTGACTTTATGATTGCACACGTTGCCGCTGAAGTTGCTCAAAAAACTGAAACAACAATGTTCCAAGGGTTTGCCGCTAACGTAGGTGAATTTAACGGATACGAAACTCTTTTAGCGGGTGATGGTACTGTAAATGATGTTGCCGTAGTAGGCGGTGGTGTAGATGCTGCTAATGTAATCCAAGAATTGTCTAGAGTTGTTGATGCAATTCCTGCCGCACTTTACGGCAAGGAGGATTTGTTTATATATATTCCTTCAAGTATCGCTAAGTTCTATGTTCAAGCATTAGGTGGATTCGCTGCTGCAGGTCTAGGTGCTAATGGTGTGAACAATATGGGAACGCAATGGTGGAATAATGGGTCTTTAACCGTAAATGGAGTTAAAGTTTTCGTTGCTCCCGGTCTTGCAAATAACAAGATGATTGCCGCTCAAAGAAGTAATTTGTTCTTTGGCACAGGATTGCTAAACAATATGAACGAAGTCAAAATTATTGATATGCAAGATATCGATGGTTCACAGAATGTAAGGTTCGTGATGCGATATACTGCAGGTGTACAGATAGGAATCGGTGCTGACATCGTTTACTACGCTTAAATAAATTATAAACTATAAAGAAGGGTAGGTGGTCAAAAGTCTATCTACCTTTTTTTATTTAAACTTTAAAAAAAATGGCTTGTAACGTAACAGCAGGAAGATTATTGCCCTGCAAATCTGCATTCGGAGGAGTAAAATCAATTTATTTTGCAGACTTTCCTGTAGTAGCAACATTTGAATCTTCAGATGCAACAAAAAAGGATGAAGTAACAGGATTTACAGACAGTCCTGTATGGTATCAATATGAGGTAAAAGGTAATTCTAGTCTTGAAACCGCTATTACAAGCAGTAGAGAAAATGGAACTACGTTTTATACTCAAACATTGAATTTAACATTAACCTATTTAGATAACTTGACAAAAAATCAAGTTCAATTAATAGCCGCAGGAAGACCTGTAGTAGTGGTAGAAGATTATTACGGACATTTATTTCTTTGTGGATACGAAAACGGTATGGAACTTACGGGAGGCACTATTGTAACAGGAACTGCCCCTGGGGATTTAAGTGGATTTACTATGACATTAGAAGGGATGGAGGAAGATGCTCCTTACTTTGTACAGTCAGGTGCAGGAATTACTGCGGCGGCTTCTCCTATTAATCCTACTCCCGCATCTTAATTAATTTTTATTAAATTAATCAAGCATCCCTTAATCGGGGGTGCTTTTTTTTTGCTTAAATTACCTCTCAATCTTAAATAAAAATCAATGAACGAACTAAATAATCAGATACAAACTTTAGAGTCTAAACTTACAGGAAATATGATTGCAGATATGCAATTAAAAGACAAGATTCACAATTTAAGAATGAAATTAAATGGGGCAAAGCCTTCTAGTTCGGAAATTGATTGTGTTGGTTGTGGTTCGTAAACAAAAAATAAAGGAAAAATAACGTTATATAGTTATGGTTATAGTAACTACATCGGTGAACCCACAAAATTTTAACGTAATCCCAAGAGATTACACATTAACAACTTTTACAATGACTATAAGAGACGATTCTACAAATGTCAGCGTGGTTTATAATATCACAAATGCAAGCGTTTCGGGTAATTACGTTACTTTTCAAAACACTTTTAGTCCTGTTTTAGTCTCAAATCATTTCTACGATTTTAAATTAACTTCGGGAACAGAAATAATCTTTAAAGACAGGATGTTTTGTACTGATCAGACAATTAATCAAATAGATAATGATTACTACAAACTAAATGAGGGACAGTTTACAAGTGATGATTCCTTTAATAACGAATATATTGTAATATGAAACGAAACAAAAAATTACCCAAGGGAGTTACTTCAAGTAATTCGTTTTTTGGGGTTGTAAATCTTAGCACGTACACATCTCCCGAAATTTTAGAAGTAGCCAATAAGGATTGGGTTTCTTATGGAGCAGACAATAATTACTTTCAGTATTTAATTGACAGATACAATGGTAGTCCGACTAATAATGCCGCAATAAACGGCATAAGTCAAGCTATTTACGGAAAAGGATTAGGGGCAACAGATGCCAATAGAAAACCTGATCAATACGCACAGATGATTTCTTTATTTAATAAAGATTGCGTGATGAAAGTTTGTTATGATCTTAAGTTAATGGGACAAGCCGCAATACAAGTAATCTACTCAAAAAATAGATCAAAGATTGTTGAATTGGTACATATGCCTGTTGAGACTTTAAGGGCAGAAAAAGCTAACGATGATGGAGATATTCCTGCTTATTATTACAACAAGGATTGGGGAAGTATTAAGCCAAATGAAAAGCCTTTAAGGATTCCTGCATTTGGAATGTCAAAAGAAGCAATAGAAATTTATTACATTAAACCTTACAAAGCAGGGTTTTATTATTATAGTCCTGTGGATTATCAAGGAGGGTTGCAATACGCTCAACTTGAGGAGGAAATAAGCAACTTTCACATTAATAATATAATGAATGGGTTGTCTCCAAGTATGCTAATTAATTTTAACAACGGAACTCCAAACCAAGAAGAAAGAGAATTGCTAGAAAATAAAATTGCAATGAAATTCTCAGGAAGTTCAAATGCAGGTAAATTTATTTTGGCATTTAATGACAATGCAGAAGCAAAAGCAGATGTAACTCCTATTCAAATATCAGATGCTCACAATCAGTATCAGTTCTTATCTACTGAGTCAACTCAAAAGATAATGGTTGCTCACAGGATCGTTTCTCCAATGTTGTTGGGCATTAAAGATGGATCGGGACTAGGCAATAACGCAGAGGAAATAAAAACCGCATCATTGTTGATGGACAATACGGTTATAAGACCTTTTCAAGAACTTTTAATTGACTGCTTTGATACATTACTAGCTTACAATGATATTGCTTTAAATCTCTATTTTATTACTTTACAACCTCTAGAATTTACAGAGGTAGATACTTCAATTCAAGATAGTGAGGATATTGAAGAAGAGACAGGAATAGAAATGAGTAAGCAAATTGGAGGAAAAACTGCTTACGAGACAAAAGAGGAAGCCATTAATGCCGCTAAAGAAATGGGGTGTGAGAGTTATCACGAACACGAGGTGGGTGGAGTTGTTTACTTTATGCCTTGTGAGAACCACGAAGAACTAAAAGCACCTTGTTGGGATGGTTACGAGCAATACGGAATGAAAACAAAAAACGGCAAAAAAGTTCCTAATTGTATACCTATAAAAGCAAGTGAAGATTTAGATCAATTTTTATCATTAGGACAGGATGAAGAAGAACTTTTAGATAGATACAACTTAATAGATGTCTCTGAGGTTGATTATGATGCTGATGATAACTTTGACTTGAAAGTAGAAGAATTAAATAAGCCATCGTTATTAAAAAGAATTACAAATTTAGTCAGCACAGGAAGGGCAACTCCTTGGGCAAAAGGATCAGAACAAGATGGAGGAACAAAGCAAGACCCATCATTAAAATTTTTAGTAAGGTATCAATATGCTCCACTAAAAACTCAATCTGATTCAAGAAGTTTTTGCGATAAAATGGTTGCCGCTAAGAAAATATACAGAAAAGAGGATATCGTTTCTTTAAGTAATAAAGCAGTTAACCCAGGATTTGGTATTGGAGGTTCTGCAACGTATTCTATTTGGTTATACAAAGGTGGAGCAAGGTGTCATCACAAATGGTTTAGAAAAACCTATATGCTAAAGGATGGTAGGAAAAAAAGGACTGAAGTAACTACAAAAGAAGCAAGATCAAAAGGGTTTCGTGCTCCCGTAAATGAGCAATTAGTTCCTGTCGCTCCTGTAGATATGAAGTATGAAGGTTACACAAAAGCCTATTGGGATAAAATGGGGTTTAAAAGAAAGAAATAATGGCAACAGTATTATTTATAAATCGCACAGACTTAGTTCGCAATTCTATCTTGGATGGGAATGTTGATACTGATAAATTTATTCAGTTTATTAAGATAAGCCAACAGATAAATATTCAAAATTATTTAGGGTCTAAACTTTACGACAAGTATACTTTAATCGTAGGTAATGGAGATATAGATAATGCTCCTTTTGCTGATTACAAAGAACTTTTAAATGAGTACATTCAGCCAATGTTGATTTGGTTCGCTCAAGTGGATTACATTCCTTTTGCGGCTTATCAAATAAAGAACGGAGGAGTATTTAAGCACACATCAGAAAATGCTGAAACAGTTAATAAAACCGAAGTAGATTATCTTGTAGAGAAAGCAAGGACTTACGCTGAATGGTATTCTAGAAGGTTTATTGATTATATGTGCTTTAATCAATCTAAATTCCCCGAATATAACACTAATACAAATGACGATATTTATCCAAGTTACGATGCAACTTTTAACGGATGGGTGCTTTGAGTTACAAACCGAAGAAAGAAAACATTAAAAAATTAAAACAGTTTTTATTAAAACTTAAAGACAATGGCAGTATTAACGAATAAATCAATTGCGTCTACCTACACTAGTTTGCTTTCCATTGGAGACACAAGCACAAGCAGTCTAAGTGGTAGCATTCAGTCATTAACAGATGGTACAGGACAGTTGTCACCTTTGGCAATGAGTACTACTCAGATACAATTTAATACAAGCACAAATACGTTTAAATTTCCTGCTGATAGAGGCACAATAAATCAGATTTTAAAACTAGCAGATGCAAACGGAACTTTAAGTTGGGCAGATGATAATTTTTCAAACACTTTAAATTTTTCGGGTGGAGGTTCTACGGCAGGATCAATTGCTTTAAATACTCAAACACTAGCTTTTACGGGTACGACAAATGAGATAGTAACAAGCGCATCAAATCAAGCAATTACTTTATCTTTCCCAACTGCAGGGGTTGTCCTTCCCAATGGATCATCAGCAACAACACAAGCATCCACTGATAGTTCTACAAAGGTTGCCACAACTGCTTATGTTAAATCTGTAGTAAGTGCTGAAGATTTAGATACCGCAGGAGATAGTGGAACAGGATCAATTGATTTAGATTCTCAATCTCTTTCTGTGTTAGGTACAGTTAATGAAATTACTACTGTTGCAGCAACTCAAAATATTACTTTATCCTTTCCAACCACAGGGGTTACTTTACCCAATGGTTCAGTAGCGACTACTCAAACGGCTAGTGATGATTCTACAAAGGTTGCCACAACTGAATATGTTACAGATGCAATAGGATTAATTTCATTTGATGTAACAAAAACAGGAACAATTACTGAAAATCAAATCGCAGTATGGAACGATTCAACAGATGAATTAAGAAGTGATGAAACTGTAACAATAGGAACAGATCACTCAATTACTTTATTACAAAAAAATTCTGTTGGTGCTGATTTAACTTCTATTAATATAAACGGTGGTAATGTTGCAGTAACTACAGGGACTAGAAATACAGGATTTGGATATGAAAATTTAAATGCAATTACATCGGGAAGTAATAATACTGCAATAGGTTATAGTACTTTAAAAGCATTAGCATTTGGAGGTGGTAATACTGCTATTGGAATGAATGCACTCAATAAAGCAACAGGGAGTAATAATGTTGCAATAGGTGTAAATGCAGGGCAGGATGTTTTAGCAAATGGTTCTAATACTGTGATAGGTTATCAATCTTATGAATTTGGAACTTCTCAGAGTAGTGTGGCTATTGGCTATCAATCATTAAGAGGAGGAAGTACAACTAATACAGGGCAAGGAAATACTGCTATTGGATACCAAAGTTTATCGGGGATTACTAATGGATTCCAAAATATTGCTATTGGATACCAAAGCGGATTAGCAATGTCATCGGGTGATAAAAATGTAATAATTGGATCATTTAGTGGGCAAGCAGGAAGTTTTGACATAAGAGCATCAGATAACAATATTATTCTTTCAGATGGAGATGGGAACATTAGACAGTGGATGGACGCTAATGGTAAATTACAACTACCCGACTATGGAAGTGGAACACACTCAGGAACATTAGCAAAATCTTTAGGGGTTGATACTAGTGGAAATGTAATTGAATTTACTTCGGGAGCAGGAACAGGAACAGTCGCAGGAACAGGAACTGCAGGAACTATTACGAAATGGGCAACAGGTGGAGCAGATATAGAGGATAGCGTAATTGTTGAATCGGGGGGCAACGTGGGTATTGGAACTGATGATCCCGAATCAGATTTAGATATTTTTTCAACCTCAATCCCTACGATTCAATTAACAGATCAAGACGGAGAAGGTAATTACAAAGGTTACTTA